CATCCAATTATTAAAAGATAATACACACTTGTGTAGTAACTTTATGATATATTATAATTAAACTGATAATTTATGAATTAAAATAAATGTAACCTGATCTAGTTTATTATTAATGAATTGAGTAATTGTTTAAATTATATGATTAGATTGATTAATTAATTATTCAGTGAAATGAATTGGGAAGCTTTTCAACCGTTACTATCATCAATCATTACATATCCCATAACAAATACCACTGGGCTTATATCAAACTTACCATATTTAACGCTAGATGGTTATGAAAATACCCTATAACAAATTAAATAATACATGAGGTGATTGATACCCTAGTCCAATATTGGAAAATATTTTAGGTATGGGTATTAATAGTTTGTAAGGGCTACCTTTTAAAAAAGAACAACATCTTAAAGTAAGTATCTTTCAAATCAACAACCTAGCAACAACCTAATTATCAATTAATTACAAATATAGTTAATTAACAAAGGAGTATTTATATTAACCCCCCTTACCCCCCTTAAAGGAATATATAGTAGAAGATTGCTTAAGTCAATATACATATGTTACAACGCATACTAGCTATTCTCTTATAAGTTATATAGCTTATAAGTAGAACCTGTTATAGCTCACCATTTGGTGGAGAACCTCACCCTCCCTATCTTCTGAAGGTTTACAAGATTATTATTATATTAGTTAGTTTAAATTAAACCTAGCCTAACCTAGCCTAACCTAGCCTAACCTAGCCTAACCACTTTAAGATTTATTTTTTAGGATTACCAGCCATGATATTTTTAATGCCTATATTGAAAACATTAAATAATAGTAGTTAGTGTCGCTCTTAAAGATATTGTGATATCCCCCCACGACACACACTTCTTTCCTTAACAGGAAAAAAAGAAATATATTAAAGAACTTGTCTTTATCGCATTATAACACACTTCAAAAGTAACTATCTAATTGTTTTTACATGCCACCAACTGCCGCCACATGCCACCACATGCCACTACCCCCCTAGTCAATAAAGCCAAACTTTTAAAGACCCCTAAATCTAAAAAAATATATTTTTCAATTTTAAACATAATAAATATTATGCACAATTTATAATATTGTGTTATAATAAATAAAGCTATTAAATTTACAGCCACCAATTGGGTGGTTTTTTTATTATGAATAAAACATTAATCGAAACAGCACTAAGAATAATCATTAAACCTTTAAAGATTATTGCTAAAATAAATAAAGACTCTAAAGATATATTAGGTAGTATCTCATCTAAGCTTAACAATAAAAAAGTTGAAGTTATAAATAAAGATACTAATATTCTTTTAGAGGTTGCTAAAAATACTAGAGGCTTAAAAGATAGATTAGATAAAGTTGCTGAAAAAACTTCTATTGCTCCCTCATTAACATTGCCTACTAGTTTTACAATAGATACTAAGCTAAAGAATATTGAGGTATCTAGTATGCCTGCTGTTGAAGTTAAAAAATTACCTAAGCTAGAAATTGATAAAGATACATTTCCTAAGTTTCCAACTGAAATGAAAACATCAGATAAAGAGTTAAGTGGAAAAGTAAGTCAAAACTCATCTGAGATTAAAGACATGAAAAAAACTGTGTCTACTGATTTGAAGTCCTTAGCACAAGGCATAAAAACCCTCCAAAACACTTTAGAGCTATCTATTAAGGGTATAAAGATTCCAGAGGTTAAAATACCTAATTTCCCAGAGGTAAAGATTCCTAAGTTCCCAACTCAAATATCATTTAAAGAAGCTAGCGAATTTGTTAATGCTATTCAAGGTGTTAGAGATGATTTAGCTTCAATCTATAAACAAAATGAAGATAGAGGAACTATGCCTGTTGAAGTTACTAATTTCAATGAAACTCAAGTTGCTACTGCTTCACCAACATCAATGAGAATTAATGCTTTAAGAGGTGAGACTAGAACAACAGCTTTGACAATTACAACTACTAGAAAACAATTACCTGAGACTCCAATCGAAAATAGAAAAACAGTTACTATTTATAACAACTCTGATAACACTGTTTATTTCGGAGGTTCTGATGTTACGGCATTAAACGGTGTTCCTGTTGCTCCTTATACTTATTCACCATCTATTGATGCACACGACACAATGGGAGTATATGCAGTCGCAGAGACTAATAGTGAAGTTAGAGTATTAGAAGCTTCTTCAGAAAGAGAAGGAACTGCTTAAATTGCTTAAAAATTAATTAAAAATAAAAAAGGAAAAATATGACACAATATGATTCAGTATATACGAAGACAGTAACTTGCTCTACTTCAAACCAAGTAGACAACTTTCCAATTTCTGCTAACACTGTTAGCATTATAGCGGACGGTGATTGTTTTATTAATTTTGATTTCCCTGTAACAGCAACAGAAAGATTTTTAATTAAGTCTGGTGAGAAAAATTGTTTCCAAAATATTATGGTTTCTCAACTTAATTTCTTAGCAGCTTCAGGAACTCCAAAAATATATATATTAGCATATAAGAAAGCATAATGAAGACACTAAAAAACATTAGAGATAATGTTAGGATGTATTTAGATGAAGAATCTGCAGCTGATTGGACTGATGCTCAAATTGATGCTCAAATTAATATTTCTTATTTGAAAACATATAAAGCTGTTATTTCTACTTTTGAAGATTACTATTCTACTACTTATCCATTTAATTTAACTGAGAATATCCAAGAATATGCTCTTCCTTCTAATTTTTATAAAGTTCAAAGACTGGAAGTTAAGTTAGATGCAGATGCAGACGATAGAAGAAAAGTAATTAAAAAGAACTTTGATTCTTTAACAACTCAATTAAGTAGCACAACTTATGACAAATCTACTCCATTTTATCAAATATTTGGTTCTTATATTGTTTTATTGCCAGTTCCTAGCGAAACTGTCATTAGTGGTGGTCTATTGAGATATGTAGCTACTGTAGATGATTTAGATGATGACACTGATGAGATTAATATCCCTTTTGCTGATAGTAACTATGACTTAATTGCTGTTGGTGCTGTTTCAAGACTTTTAAAAAAAGGTCAACAAGATATGCCATCTTCACGAAATTTTAGAGAAGAATTTGATATTGGATTAATAGATTTACAAAATGATTTAGAAGACAGATATTTAGATGGTCCTAAAGAAATAGTAGATATTATGGGGGACGATTTAAATTTTTCTGAACACTAATATGTACAGATATAAAAAAACCTTAGTAGAGAAATTCTCTAAAGGAATGAACAACACTGACAAAGCAGAAACTCTCAAAGACCAATGTGTCTGGGCTGAGAATATTTTTACTGGAGATGAGAGAATTTCTAAAGGTCCTGGAACTACTTTAGCAGCTGCATTGGGTTATAGTTATAATTCAAGCACAGAAACTTTAACTACTACCATAGCAGGACCAACTATCGGTTCTGGAAGTGATGGCACATATATGTATTATGTTGCTAATAATAAAACTCTTTACAGGTGGGATGGATCAACAACAAACACTTCACTAAAAGCAAACGCTGTTACTGTTTTAGATTCTGTTGAATTTATTTCAAACGATGATTATACTTATCTTTTTAATGGTACTGATGTTGTTAATAGAATTGATGGTGTCACTATCACTACTTTAGCAGGAATTCCAAAAGGAAAATATGCTATAATTGTAAATTCAAGACTTTATGTCTCTGGAGTTGATGCATATCCTAATAGAGTTTATTACTCAAATCTCTCAGATTACGAGACTTTTGGAGGTTCTGATTATTTTGATGTTAACCCAGATAGTGATGATGATATTACAGGTCTATCTACTCTTTCAGGAAATTTAATTATTGGAAAAAGAAAATCAATTTTTGCTTTTAATGGATTCACAGTAGATGACTTTACTGTAAAAAACTTAACTTCCCAACTTCCTGACTATGGAGTAGCATCTCATAAGTCATTTGTTAATATTGGTAACGATTTATTATTCCTTAATTTTTCAGGTGGAACTGTTAATATAATGTCTTTAAAGAGAACTCAATATGATGCTTTGAATTATTCTGGAGTTATATCTCACGATATTGAAGAATTTTTAAATGATATAAATTTATCAAAATTACCTCAAGTTTCAGGTGGATTTGACGGTAGATATGTCTACTGGGCTGTCCCTTATAAAACATCTACAACTAATAATTATGTGATAATGTATGATACTGTTAAAAAAGGATTTTCAATTCACTCAAATTTTTATGTAGAAAGATTTATTCGATCATCTTTATCTGGTGTAGATAGACTATATATCTCTTCATCTGATGCTTTATTAAGATTTGACTATATTAATCTTGATGTTACCACTAGAGCTGTTAGATCTACTGGAGAAGATGGTCCAATTAAAATAACATATAGAAGTAAAATATTTGAATCTACTTCTCAAAATAAGTCAAAATGGAAGTATATATACATCACTCCAGATAACAGTTCAACAACTGATATAGATGTGTATGCTTCAATAGATGGTGGAGTTTATGAGTATCAAGGAAATATAGAAATTATTGGAAGTGATACTTTTCCATACACTTTTCCAATTACATTAAATCCAGCACCTATTAAAAAGAAAAGAATATCTTTTAAAACAAAACAATCTTACACTGTTCAAATAGAGTTCAGAGAAGAATCAACTCAATCAGTAACTTTAAATAATTTTACAATATTATCACAAACTAAAAATTATAGAAATACAAATTAAGGAAAATTATGGCACAAGTAACAAAAACAAGAACATATGATG